GCTCATTTGGAAAATTTAAAGGTCTACTCGCAGGTGCAATTACAGTTGCGGGTATCACTTCATTTACAAAGTCAGTAGTAGAAGCAAGTTCACGTGCTGAAGACTTAAAAACTACATTAGAAACTGTAGCAGGTTCAGCAAAAGCAGGCGATGATGCATTTAAGTTTATTAACGACTTTGCAACAAGAACACCATTTGATATTGAAACTCTAACAGAAACATTCATTAAATTAAAAGCAACTGGTATTGAACCTACAGAAGAACTGTTAACTACATTCGGCGACATGGCGGCTGTAACTACAGATCGTGTTGGCGCACTTAACGCTATCACAGATTTGTTTTCACGAACTACATCAGGTGGTTTGGGTCTAGAAGACTTAAACAGACTTGCTGAACGTGGTATCCCAGTATTTGATATTTTAGAAGAAAAGATTGGTAAATCAAGAAATGAAATATCAGAGTTTGGTAAAAGTGCCGAAAATGCGGCAGAAATAAAAGATGCTCTGTTAGAAGGTCTGAATGAACGTTTTGGTGGTGGTATGGAAAAAGCATCAGCGAACTTATCAGTATCACTATCTAACATGGGTATCGCGGCAAACAATGCTCTTATCGCAGTTGGTGAAGGTGGATTGTCAGATGCTATCAATAAAGCTACTAAATCATTCACATCATTCTTGAGCGAAAACGAAGACTTAGCGATTGCACTAGGTGAGACATTGGGTAAAGCAGTGACGTTTGCAACAGATGGTATTATCATGCTATTTGAAAATGCACATAAAGCACAACCAATATTTGATTTACTTGGTGTTGTATTTAAAGACATTGTAGCACCAGCGGCAGTACTAATATTTGATGCACTTGTTAAGATATCAGAGGCATTAGCACCAATGATTGAGACCGCTCTTCCAGTAGCAAAGTCACTCTTTGCGGGTCTTGGTGCTATTATGCAAGACACTGTTATCCCAATATTCAACACAGTTGTTGATACAATTAAAACAGTTATCGACAGTATCACATTAATGATTGACAAGATAGGTGCTGGTCTAACTAAAATTAAAGAGTTTGGTTCAGGTGTTAAAGACACAGTCACGGGCGGTATGAGCAAAGCAGGTGAAAGTATTGGTAACTTCGCAGAAGGTGCTAAAGGCAAGTTCTTTGATCTTTATGATTATGTAGTTGGTAACTCAGTTATCCCAGACTTAGTTGACGGAGTTCAGTCTTGGATGGGCGGCAAACTTACATCAATCTTGGGACCAGTTGGCGATTTTGTTGAAGGTGCTAAAAGTAAGTTTTGGAGTTTATACGATGCAGTTGTAGGTAACTCTATTATCCCAGACTTAGTTACTGATGTAGGTAAGACAATGGACAAGCTACCATCTAAGATGGTTAATCCAATCGAAACTGGTGTAGCACAAAGTAGAAAAGCATTTGAACCAATTAATGGTGGTGGAGTTGCAACTGCAAACTCAAATGTGAATTTCAATATCTCAGGTGTAAATGCTGGAGGCGGTAGCGGACAGTTCAATCAAGCACAAATGAGTGAATACATTGAAGGGGTAGCAACACAAGTTGCTTACACAGTTCTTAGACAGAACACAGGATTCGGAGGAGCAAGATAATGGCACAAGCATTAATATATCAAAATTATATTTCACCAAAATCTAGTTATTCATCTGCGCCTAGACATAGACTCGTAGAGTTCGGAGATGGATATATTCAACGAACTCCTTGGGGACCATATGCAGGTCGTAGAACAGTATCTATTACACACGAACATTTAACACAAACAGAAGCAGACGCTCTAATTTCATTTTATGAAGATAGATTTGATGACGCAGAAGCAGTAAGCATGAACGATGATGCATTAACACATCTAGCGGGAAACTATTACTTACAGAGTTACGATGTAGAAATGACAACACCTGAACTACGCACAATCAATGCAAGTATGATCGAGGTGTTTGGAGAATGACAACTGCTACTGAAGAAACACAAGGTCTCGTCACAGAAGCAACGTATCAGTTAATGGAGTTTGATTTTACTTCTATTGGCGGTAGTACTAAAGTGTATCTATCGACAGATCACCAAGAAAATACATATCAAGTTTACACAGATCCAGTTCTTGGGTGGGTAGATGGACAATCACATACATTTAAGCGTATAGATTTTAAATGGAGTGGATTACGTTCAGATTTAACAGGTCAAGTAGCAGAACCAAATTTAAGTGTAGCGGCAGTAGACTTATGGGATATTACAGATTGGTCAAATGCTACAAGTCTTATGAACTTAATGGACTACAGAGGATTAAGAGTTAGAAGGTCACGTGTATTTTTTGGCACATCTAACTTTACTCCCATACAAACGTATTTTGTCAAAACAGTTGACGAACTATCACCGACGACAATATCATTTACTTTGACCCCGTCACTGGGATCAGAACAAATGGATCAGCCGAGTGCAAGAAAATTGGAGCTATAATATGTTTAACAATAAAGATTTAGGGCAATATATAAAAACAACTCTAGCTCAAGAATTACAAAAGTCTCAAATAGGGAACTTTGTAAAACAAAAAGGCGCACCAAAACTAATAGCAGAAGTGAACAAAACAAAGATTGGCGAGAAACCAAAAACGGCAGATGGTATCGACATGGGACTACAAGTAGAACCCGGAGTTATCCCAATTGTTTATGGACATGTTGGTATGTCTAACACTCAGTTTGATTTAGGACAAAAGCCAAGTGATGTAGATGCAAAGTTCACAACACAAACAATTAAGATGGCTATATCAGAGGGTCCGATTAGAGGTGTTGCTACTAGACTAGATGATAATAGTATTTCTTTTTATCCTCCAGGTAATGCAACAGAAAATTTCAAAGCAGTTCTACTAAATGATTCATTTGTTATGGAAACAAATGGTGCTGTAAATTATAAAGATGTTAAGTTAGAAGTTACGCTAGGTGATGGAACAACTAACAAACAGACAGCAACTATTCAGTCAACAAATCCCGTAACTGATCAAGAAATCGAAGCAGTAAATGACACTACAAACGACAAGCTACTAAATGACTTAGGTGATGTTACAGCGGCAAAAGGTGTTAATAATGTTCTTTATTGGAATACATCAACAAATCGCTGGGAAGCTAAGTCTTTCAATGATCTACTAAATGAAGCAGGTGCAACTTATGATGGTGGCGCAGGCGGAACTGGCGGAGTTGGCGGAGATGGTGGTTCTGGTGGTTTAGGCGGAACTGGCGGAGTTGGCGCAGGCGATGGACAAGGCTTACGTTATACACAATACAATCCACCACCAACTCACGTAGAAACACCTGACACATCTAAAGTAGAAACAGTAGTTACAGCACCAGCAGACCCAGGAACTACTGTAGGTAGCAATGGCGCCCCGTTACGAAACATCGGTTTGGCAACACCGTACTTTGAAACATCAATTACAAATGTTGACGAAAACATTGACGAGATTACTGTTAACACAGTATTCCCAGATGGTATCTATAAAGAGATTATTACAACTACAACAGCATTAGATGGGGACACAATAACACTGTGTGGAACAGAAAGACCAATCGCTAACAGTGGTAACTTAAATTGTTTAACACCAAATGTAGAAGTATCAGCAGATGGTCAAACAGCGACAACTAAAACACGTGTAAATGGTAGTGTAACAGTATATGTTGTATTCACTACAATTTTAGAAGATTGCGATAATCGTGAGTTTATTCTACACGAAGGCAGTTATCCTATATCAGCACTAAAGAATGGTAGATATACTGACTCACAATCGTTCTCACTAAACGCTATGAACGCAGGTTCAGATGCAATTGTTACAGGCGAGAATGCAGGAAAGCCACAATCTGGTGCGATTTCTGGAATACCAGATTGCAATGCAACAGATGTAGAAAACTTTAACTTCAAGAATTTTGATTTAGAACAATATTTAAATACATATCCAAATCAAATTGTCCAAGCAGCATCAACTATTAAAGTATATGCGTGGATCGAAAATAGAGACACAGATGACGAATATAACATTTCTACGAATGCATATTTAAAATCTATTGAAGTTTGTGACACAATGGACACATTCAATAATGGTTATAATGTTGGAACAACTTTAACAGCTCCATATGGTTTGTTAGCTCCAGATCACGAATATCAAAGAGAAGCATTCGGCGCTGACATGGAAACAGAAGCATATTCACTTAATAATGCACGTTGTGAGTCAACAGTAGTAAGTGGAAGTTATGATGATACGAAGAACCCAGACCCATTATTAGTATGGGATTACACAACTCAAGGACAACCTGGAGGAAGTGGTAACGGTGGTGCGGCAGGAGCTATTGGATCAGGTGGTGCTGCAGGAACTTCAGGTTCAGTTTCAGTGCCAACACTCCCAGATATTCCAACAGCAGAAATGTCAGCAGATAGTTCTTACTCAGGTGATGGTGTTGCAGATACAGTTACACTGCCAAGCGTAGCAGTAACAAACGCAAATACAAGTGCAGTAAATACACTTGTGATTTCAGTAGATAGTGGCACAGTAGAATGTGATGGTCAAAACTCTAGTAGTATAACACTTACAGGTGTTATTGCAAATCTACAAACAACACTAAACAGTGGGGTAACATATCAATCTACAACAGCTACAACTGGTGACGTAACAATTACATTCAACATTAGCTCAAGTGAAGGTAACTCACAAACAACTAGACAGATTAGAAGTGAAGCAGTTACAGAATATGTTGCACCAACATTTGAAATTACAGTTACAGGCACAAGTGGTTATTTCAGATGCGAAACACTTACAAACAAATTCATTATGAATATGATTAATGGAAGTGGAACAACAGATGAAATTGCAGAACAAATCAAAGTTGCTATTAACGATAAGACAGATGGCTCTCCAAACTGGACAGCGACAAGAAGTACTAACGTAGTTACAGTCACAGGACCAGATGCACTTGGTGCGAGTTATAATGGTGTGGAACCAAGCAATGGTGCAACATCAACTCCATTACTAGCGACAAATATCACAACAATTACAGATGGCGTATCACCAAACAGAACTACACAACCAAAACAAAATACAAAGAATTTAAAATCTAAACTTCTACCTCCGTTAGCATTTACAAATCCTCTAACAGCAGGTGATGTTTCTTTTGCTCAACTTGCTTACAGACCAGATCAAGAAGATGGTAACACAGATATTGCAGAGGTTGGATTTTATATAGCAGGCAGAATTGTTCAAGCACCAACAGAAGTATTAAGTAGTTTTACAGATTGGAAAAATGCAGGTTATACATCTACTCCAAGTATCGATCAGAACACAGCATGGATTTTCTTTGACTATCTAACAAACACAACATATGGTTTAGGTAATGATTTAAAACTTAGCGATGATCAAAAAGACGTTTTGTATAGAGATATCTGGGATGCTTCTTTGTGGTGCAGTCTAAGCCCAGACCAAAGTAACCCAGATACATTTTCATCTACGCTTAATGGGATTATATATGGTGCTGAATCTAAGTTTGAAGCACTACATAAAATCGCAAACAGAATGTATGCAAAGTTCGTTTATTTAAATGGTAATCCAAGATTGATTTATGAGGGTTCTGCTTATGAGTGGGGCAGTTATACACCAACGATTAAGAAACTAGTCAATCAATCAAACACTGCAAACATAATTTACCAAGGTGGTTCGATTGATAACATATTCAATGTAATCAATGTAAAATATAATGAACCAGCGATTAACTTTAGATTGACAGAAGTTAAATATAGAAACACAGCAAGTATTGCCAAATATGGTGAACGTGAAACAACTATCGAATTATGGGGTTGCACAGACAAACAAGAAGCATTATGGCACGGTGCTTGGGCATATGAAACAGAAGCAACAAATGCAGAAATCGTTACTTACATTGCAGGTTGGGATCATTTCGATGTTCTCCCAGGTGATTTAATTTACTTGAATGATACTTTACGTGTATCAACTTCTCCATCTGGCGGACGTGTAACAGCCGTAAATGGAACAACTCTAACATTAGATAGAACAGCAAGCGGCACAATCGCTGTTATGGGTGATGATGGAGTAATATATTATGGACAAGCAACTGGAACATCAGCATCAATGTCTGGTGGGTCTTTCGTAAAACACGCTGTTTGGAATGAATTTACTCCAAATAATAATAATGATTTAGTTGCAAACTATCGTGTAGTAGCAGTAGAAGAGTCCGAAGATGGTATTTACGCTATCACAGCACATAAACACGACCCAGATAAATATACTAGAATATGGGAAAACACAGTCTAGTGGAGAAATAAATGGCATTATCAAAAAATACAGCATACACACCGTTCATTGAAACGAGTTTTGGTTATGGGTCAAGTGAATTAGCGACTAATTATCAAACTGAATTTCCGAATGCAACTGATATAATTACAATTGTAATTCAACATACGAGCGGTAACTGGGATGATACTGGACATATATCTACTCCAGTGTCTGGCTCTGCAATTTCAGTATACAACAAATTATCTAAAACATTGACATGTAAAGGACAACGAAGCGACATAGATGTTATTCTTTCTAATTTAAAAATATTTCCAGCAGATAAACCAGAAAGTAGACCTCACGCAGACGATAACACAGACGGGTTTAAGGTTCTTCCGTATAAACAGAATCAAACTGATGGTAGTTACACAGGTGAACAACCTCCAGCAATCGGAGACACTGTTTTTTCAATTAGTGCTACTAGTGCAACTGCTAGTACTGGAGGAACAATAACATTTGAGCCAGCTGAACCTAATTACAATAATCAGCGACCATATTGGCAATCATTAACAGCAGGACAAGATTATTCAGCAAGTGCATTTGACTCAGACGATGGCGGAAGCATAGATTTTGGGACAATATCACACGGCACTGATACAGAAAATGTGATTGTTAATTGTTACTTTAAAGATTACTCACCGGGCAATATTGAATTAGATGAAGATGGCATACCTGATACTAATGCTTACAAACGCGGCAGTCATTATGGTGAATTTATTGGTATAGATAAATTTTATGTAGGCGACAAGATACCATTCGAAACAAGTAATACATCATCAGCTCGTTTTTCCATGAGAGGTTCAATAGATGAATGTCAAGCATTTTTAGACAATATTAAATTTAAATCATTATCTTCTACTGAAACGCCAACGTTTGATATTTGTTTACATATTTCTGACGGAGTAACAGGCTCAGTTGTTAAGAAAACATTGTGGCATCAGCAAGACTTAATACTTGAAAATACTATTCCAAATCAAACATATATAGAAGACGTTGCAGCTAATTTTGATTTCGGTGATCTTATATTCACAAACGAAGATGATCTATCAGAAGCAAATAATTTTAAAGCTGTCATCACAGTTGATGGGACTGGACAACCAGGAGTGCAATCTTTTGGGACAAGTGTAAATGTAGATACTGACACTTACTCTTCTGGAGTTTTAACCATCGAAGATACTAATCTATCTACTTTAAAAGAAGCTGTTAAAAATCTAGAGTTCACACCAACACAGGACTTTAATTCAACGTTCACATTCAGCGTTGTGTTTACATTTGAAAATACTACGTTTGGTTCATCTTATAGTTCTGCTGCTCAGGTAATAAGCGTTACTGGTGTAGAAAGCAGTGAAGTAGAAAACATTGATAGAACACACACTTGGAAAGAAGACCAAGTTTATTATTTTGAATTAAATAGACCTCTGAGAATCATACATCCGTATAATGAAAACTTTAAAGTTTCATTTAACTACGATGTAACATTAGTAGACGGTTCGCAAGTTAATGGTGAGTTATACACAGAAAGTAGCGAAACACACACAAGAGCAGAAACTGAATCAGGTATTACATTTACTGGAACTAGAAACGCACTAAATGACGTTTTAAAAGAATTGTATTTTTCTCCCGGCGTAGATTTCGATCAATCATTTTCTATTAATGTAATAGTAGAAAGAACTTCAGGATCTAACTTAAATGGAGCAGATATTTCTGAAGGTGTGTTTACTATGACAGCAATACCTCAAGACGAATATAAAGTTACAGATCCTGGAATATATTCGTGGGATGAAGATATCTCGTTAGACTTTGAAACTGGAATTACAATTTTAGATACTTCATTAGATGATCCATTGTTACCAGCTTTTGGTGGTAAATTTAAATTGACGTTACAATCAACTTATAATGATGGGACAGCAGTAGGTGATGAAATTACTTGGTCGTGTTTTAACACTGCTGGTATAGAATTATCTGGGAGTGGAACAACAACTGATCCTTTAGTACTTGAAGGAAGTCGTTCTGATATGAATATTGCAATGAATGCATTGAGACTAACCCCTCGGGCAGATTTCACTGCTTCACAAGGTATACAATTACAGTATAGATTAGAACGAGGCGTTCCGACAGATACATTCTATCAGCTTTATATTCCTTATACAGCAGGACGAAAAGTAATATTTAATGAAGGGATTCCAAGTGATGAATTAGAGGTTCCGTCTATCGTTAAGTTCGGAGAAGAACGAATTACACCAATTGATAATATTAAAATTGTAGATGCGGCAAAAGACAAGAAATATAAATTACAATTGACTATGAGTAACACCGGCGAAGGTTACTTACGTGTTACAGATTCTATTGGAGTTGCATCAATTTGGGATCCTATTGCTACATCGTTAACTTTAACAGGCAATAAATCTGATTTAAATCGTAGTTTACTAACACTTGAATATGTTCCTACATTTGATTTTATATCAAATTTCAGTATATATTATTATCTACTCCAAGAAACAGACAATATAACACAACATAATGGGACAGAGTTTATTGTATTTGAATATGATAGCACATTATTAAAATACAATACAGATAACTCACAAGATTTATTTTACGCAGAAGACTTAGCAAATCAAAATAATATATTATCATTCACTGAATTAGAAAATCTAGATGGTGCAGCAGAAATTACAAATCTACCAGTGCATTATGCAACAACTGTTAGATTAGACCCAACTACAGAACTATATTTTACTAATGATTATATAGAACCTGAAGCATTTGTAGATGATCTAGTTGAAGAAAGAGGTTCGGAGTTAACGTTTACTGGTTCTAGAACAGAATGTAATAACATAATAAAGAATTTAAGTTTTAACGCAATAGCAGATCAATTAGATGATGTTAATGTTTTATATTCGCAGGATCGTTTTTTAAATAGTACGTTTAATGAAACACAAGCAGACGAAGTAGATGGATTAACTATCAGAAGTGTATCAGATGTCGGAGAGGCTACATTCTCGCCGTGGAAACAATATTTTACAACATCAAATTCTATTAGTGCTGATGGTTCACAAATAACACCACGTTACTTACAGGAATACAGAAAAGATGATATTGGTAATATTGTTAATCAATACACTGTGCCAGTCAACATTATTGATAGTGGAAATGAACCTGGAGGTGAAACACTATATAAATTAGAGTTAATAAGTGACAATCTACAAACACAAGGCATGTCAATAGAACTTAGTGATTATAAAACAAAAGAACAATTTGCAGAATTTGTCAATAATGGTATTATTATTACAGCAGACCCAGAGTTAGAAAACTCATTACATGAAGGACAAGAGTTTAAAATTCATTTTAGACTTTTAAGAAAACTACCAAGTGGCACTATATCAAGTATAGAAGAAAACTTCCTGACTTATGAGTTTAGACCTAGACCTAGACCAGCAGTAATCACTATTGCAGAAAAACAAACAGCACAAAACCACAACGCTCCAATGCCAACAGAATTCAGCGGCGACACAATTGAAATAAAAAATGAAGTCGTACTACAAATGAACAATGGACTGGCATCAGATACTATAGTGGAAAGTAGTTTAAATGATATTTGGGTATGGGGTTACAAATCTAGAAGGGGCGATGATCTTATACAAACCGCCTATATTAAATCTCCAACTGTATTAGAAAATATATCATCAAATACTATAGAACAAGAAGTCAATTTTTCTCAGTTAGCACAGCAATCTGAGATCGGTAACAGTAACTACCCATACCCAAAAGCATATGAATCGTTTGCAATTTATAACATCACTACAATTGGCGAAGATATAGAAGCTACTGCACGTAATATTATAATTGATGATTTTGGATTGAAAAATACTGTAACTATAAATTATAGAGAAAAAACAACTCGTTATTCGCAACACATGAGTCATCCTGTATCAAATTGGATAGGGACAACTAGAGGTGAGCATTTCGGACATGACACTGGAGCAATCGGAGCAGGTAATTATGGAGCGTGGGTAGTCAAAGCAGATAATCCTTATATAAGAGATTCAGTTCCTACAATAAAGGCTGATGCTACACTATGCTCACATTTTTGGGTTAGAGAAGACAGGTATGCATTTGGCTTTATGGGCCGCCCAGAAATGTTTGATACAAGACAACCAGAAGACCGTAATTCATATGAATTAATGGGCAGTTGGGACGACGATTTAGGCACTAGCGTGTTTGGCACACCAACAATACCTATATTTAATAAAGCACAATTTGTCGGAAGTGCCAATACTACTGCATTGAGGTCACCAGTTGCGAGAAATTGGACGAACTATGCATATCAAACAAGATTTCTTTCTTCAGCGTCATCATATAACGATGACAGCATTTATGATAATGAATCTTCGCTTCTTGATATATTATCAACTACATGGGGTGGACGAATTTTTAATATGTCAAAGACAACTTTACTTGATAGAGTAGATGATGATGATACTGCATGGTTAAATGAGTTTGGAAATTATCTTGACGATCAACGATATCGAAATTGGGATAGCACATTTGATATTTTGGGTTCTGGTAGTGATAATATATCAGCATTATTCTTTCATAGCACAACTGGCGCTGCTAGTGCATTAAAATGCCAAACTAGAACACTACCTGGCAGGAGATATGAAGATCAGACAAACACTACAGTTCCAGTAATTTCTGGTAATTATTATCAGTCAGATAATCCTTTCAGCACAAATGTTCCTTACACTGGTCAATGGGCGCAAGATTTCGCTTTTCCAAATGATTATATCGCTGATGACGAAACGTATCCGTTTCAGTGGTTTGATGCAATTGACGATTCATTATATGAAGACAATAATGTTACTTGGGATTTTCATGTAGGTCGTTGGGAAACAAGTCAGATTCTTAAAAATCTTGACGAAAATTCAAAATATTACAATTTACCAAATTTGCGTCCTATTACTGACGATACATTAGTTCCACAGAATTTACTAATTACACGTTCATATGATGATGGTAATGGTCGCATGGTAAATGAAGCTATCGTACTACGAAACAAACATGAGGTTTATTCTACAACGATGTTACTGCCACGTTGGTATGTGGTTAGTAAAAGTAAATGGATTACCGATTATACAGGAAAAGATGTGTATCCTTCTGGGACATCAGCGTTTAGAGCTGCTAGAAGAAATCCAAAAGATAATACTAATAGAATAGATTATGATTATTCTAATAATGATTGGTATCTTCCAAGCGGAGATATTATCCGTGATACATCGCAAACTCCAGGAGACGCAAGACGTGACGTATTAAATACAGATGGTGAAAGAGTTGGTCCAGTAGATAAATGGATAAGAAGAGATGCGGGTGTTGTCGAATTATATTACATAGATATGAAAGAGAAAATGATTAAAGGTTTATTTACAAATAAAACAATTTCATTGAATACTAAATTATCATCTACATTAGATTATAATTATGTCTATGCAACTCAAGGATCCGGAGGTAGGCTATATGCCATGATGGGATATGTGCCAGGCGGAGACACTGCAATAGCAGATGCATCAGTGTTGAGAACACGATTAATTTATATTAACTTAGAGGAAAACTAATGCCAGAAATTACATTAAGAGGAAATAAAGGATCTGCTTTAACATTTGCAGAGCTAGACGGAAATTTTACAGCACTTGGACTTACTGATGGTATGTCTAATACAAGCGGAAACGTTGCAATGTCAGTAGATACATTAACATCTACTACAGTGAATGCAACAACATTAAATATATCTAATTTAGATGTATCTAAAATGATTATCGACACTCCAACATCTGGTGGAGAAGGTTCAGCACCAACACTACAATCTTACGGTGATAATTTTGATTCTAATCTAATGGCTAGAAATGTTGCATCATCGTATGCGTCACCAGGACAGGTTTCGTTATATTTAAGAAGTGACTATCATCAAAACAATCATGTTGGCGAAGTAGGACAATCATGTGGTTTATTTGGTGATATTTACGTAGATGATGGGACAGGCACTGTAGAACAAATATTTGGTGGTAGATATCAATGGGCTATCAAGTCATGGACAGACAACGATAACTGGGAAACAGCAGCAGATATCACAGTTTATGGAAAAAATGCAGGGTCACTTTCTGTCACAAATGCATTCTCAGTAGACAAAGAGAAAATTACTGCACCTGCAATGAAAATGTCACTAACAGCATACGCAGATTTGCCATCTAATCCAGATGCATCAGCAAACGGTTTAATTGCAATGTTATCAACAGATGGAGCAGGAACGCAGAAAAATGCAATGATATACGCTGATGGCGGTAATTGGAGATATGTCAGCGATAACTCTACAGTAGCCGCTTCATAATGGCAAAAGATCCTAGACTCAAAAAGAATAGATTAGAAGGTTTCAACAAGCCAAAACGAACTCCTAATCATCCAACTAAGTCACATGTTGTTCTTGCTAAAGAAGGGGATAAGGTAAAACTAATTCGTTTCGGTCAGCAAGGTGCAAAGACCAAACCACCAAAGAAGAATGAAAGTCAAGCAGACAAAGATAAGCGCAAATCTTTTAAAGCAAGACATGCTAAGAATATCGCAAAGGGCAAAATGTCAGGTGCGTACTGGGCAGATAAGGTTAAGTGGTAACTGCATAAATATCATTAACAACATAGTTAATAGGTAAAATATGTGGAATAGAAATAGACAAATGAAGCAAGCATATATCGTAATGAAACTCGATATGATGCTTGCTCAACACCGTGAAATGGGTATCGTAGACTTAGAAGAACTTCATCAGTTTATAGCACAGTTCAGACACTTAGACCGAAAACGGCAACAAATATATGCTTGGATGGTAGATGAGATGGGCGAACTTTGGGACGCTTTCGATGAGGTCAACGATGTATGAAGTCTTAGACATACCGAAAATGATGCGTGTTAAAGCATCACATATTAGAAACAGATCACGCATTCCAGTACGATCAAATGGAAGTACTATCAATAAAAACAAATGGGGTGGTTTGATTTTAGTTAAAGCAGGATTACCAAAAGAACAAGTTCGATTGATACCTGCTGGATCAGAACTTAAACTTTGTATACAAGACAAATCAGTATGGGAAATTTTCTTACCAGTAGAGTTTAAAAAAAGTAAAAAATTATTAGCAAAAAGACTTGACGCAATCGCATTTATGTGATATACTGTTTATATAGTTTGATAAGTTTTTCTTGTTTCATATTTCTTATCAGCTTCATATCTTAGCTTTAAGCTAAATACTATTGTTAGAGACTAATATGGGGATACTAGTTTTTGACATTTTATATAAAAGATAGACTTGACACTATCTTTTATCTCCTGACTAAAAAGTTGATGTTTAATAGTCCTGCTAGAGTTTTCGAAGTTCTCTAGTGGGGCTATTTTTTTACTTGACTCGAATCGAATCATATGTTAGTATAATCATATGAGTGAAAACAAATATAAACAACTATCAAAAAAATATTATGGCACAAGTGACTTGTCTAAACTTAGCAGTCGTCAATTAAACAATTTGACGAACTGGATAACTAATACTAATCCAGATACAAAAGCAAGACAAAAAGGTCGCAAATACTCAGGCAACACTTACAGCAAAATCAAAAAAATCTTTTAGGCTAATATACATCTCTTAACATCAAGCACAATAGCAAGGTATGCTGAATCCCGTGGAAAAGTCATATGAGAGTATGAACACGCAACACAACTAGAATAACTGAATGAAATAGTGAGACCTGAGACAAGACTTGGTCGCAATAGTTGTAGATAGTAAAGTGCTTCTATCACACACGATGGCTATAAAAGTGTTCTCGTCACGCGGCACTATAAAATAAACTGGAGTAAGGTGGTCAAGTCCAAAGACCGTTAGCTTAACATCGTACTACTTCTAAAGAGTAGTGAAGAAAACTTACAGACCTAGATGACTTCCCATTGAGAAGATATCTATAGGTTTCCTGAAAACAGGTGACCTATGGCTAACCCTTGAGAATATATATAATGTATATTATATGTATTTGTTAGCCATATATCAATATATTACTTGACACGAATCAGTAATCCATATATAATAAAATCTGAATGAGCAAACAAGAATGTTATGAGTGAAACGAATAACATGAATGTTTACGAGTTCAGTGATTGCTTTAGCAATCATTAAATTATAACAACAAGTGAGATATAAATGACTTACAAACAATTTAACAAAGAACTAAGCAAATTAGATGATGATGATTGGGAATCAATATCAATCTTATTTGATATGAATAAGGACCATTATTGGAGATTGATCAATGAGTAAGAACGAAAAAGAAATGAAAAAATGGCAAGTAATAAACGGTAATAATATTGATATTCTCAAAACATATGAAGATAATACATTCGATAGTATCGTCACTGATCCACCATACGGGATTGCATTCTTAGGTAAAGATTGGGATAACGACACTGGTGCAATGGAGACATGGGAAGAATGTTTTAGAGTACTCAAGCCAGGAGGACATATCTTAGCGTTCTCAGCGGCAAGAACTTATCATCACTTAGCAACTAACATAGAGATGGCAGGCTTTGAGATTAGAGATCAACTTATGTGGTTGTATGGTTCAGGCTTCCCAAAAGCGCAAGACATTGGTAAAGCAATAGACAAGCGTGAAGGAAAGAAAGACCCCAACTATGGTTCTAATAAACATTCAGGTATTGTTACCGAGGGTGATGGTAGAAAAGATTACAGATGTTCAGTTTGCAACAAGACTATTGGAAGTTGGGTAAAAGATTGTAAAGAAGAAGATTGCGGACAAAAATACAACTATCAAACAGATTTAGCACAACAATGGGCAGGATGGAAGACAGCACTAAAACCCGCACACGAACCAATCGTTATGGCAAGAAAACCGTTCAAGGGTTCAGCAATAGACAATGTATTAGAACACGGAACTGGTGCGTTAAACATTGATGCGAGTAGAGTTACATTCTCAGAGAATGACGATCCTCGTATTGGTAAAGGTTATGAACATCAAGCATCAGCACAAGTTATGCCGGGACAATCTAAAAAGGGATTGGGTCATCAACAAAATCTTTATCCTAACGATACAGGTCGCTTCCCATCTAATGTTATTATGGATGAAGAAGCAGGAGCAATCTTAGATAAACAAGCACCAAAGACAGGCAACGCTTCATCATCAAAGAGAACTAAAACAGGTATGACGGGAACAGGTGCTTCGCTACAATGGCATAAATCAGCAGGCGAAAGCAATGGTATTTCTGATGGTCTAAGTGGTGCTTCTAAGTTCTTCTATTGTCCGAAAGTCAGCAGAGCAGAGCGTCATGTAGGGTTTGAGAAACCACCAGAACCATTATTCGGTGATGTAAAGGGATGCTATGATGATGGCAAACGCTTTGCGGCAAAGCACCAAGAATTACAATCAAATAAACGACCAAGAGGCGAAGCATTTGGTGATGGTAATCTATTAAAAGATGCAACTAAATCAACAGGCAACAATCACCCAACGGTCAAGCCAGTAGAGTTGATGAAGTATTTGGTTCGCTTAGTCACACCAGCAGGCGGCAAAGTATTAGATCCGTTTAACGGCAGTGGTTCAACAGGTATGGCTTGTGTAGAACTTGACTATGAATATGTAGGTTGCGAACTTGACCCAGAGTACGTAGAGATTGCAAACAATCGTATCTCAGCATGGGAAAAGAAGTTCGATACACCAGCAAATAATTTATTCGAAGACACTTGACGAATCACTGATAAATATGTTATAATAGATTTATCATTTAACATACAGGAGATAAAATGGCACAATGGATATTATATGATATATCCGATAGAAAAACAGCAAGAAACGGTGTAGATGAATACTTTATCGTTTCTTTGTTTAATGTAGAAACAAAAGAACGAGCATCAACATATATAACTATCGGATATAGAAACAATGCGTGGTGGGGTGAAGCAATAGCTCACGATGTATTTGGAGTATACGAATTTCAAGTCTTAAAAATGGATAACAAATCATCTGGTAAGTACGGTCTTATTATCAACGGCGATAGTATACCTAAATTAGTTGAACAGTGTAGTCAGCGAGAAGCACGTTCAATTATAGATATACTGAAGGCGGCTTAATATGACATTAAAAAGACCAGCATATACACTAAAAGAAATACTAGAAAAAACAGAACGTGATGGCGATTGCATGATATGGCAAGGCGGAAAACACAGGCAAGGTTACGCCATGATGCGCCAAGAAGGCGAAATGAGAACAGTTCATTCAGTCATAGCAGAACTAGTATATGGTGAAAGACCAACAAAGTATAATGGCACACGTGTAACAAGAACTTGTGGTAATAATTTGTGCGTCAGCCCAGAACATGTCATTATTGAACAATCAGCTAATCTTAGACGCAAACGATATCACTGTAAAAATAGAAAACTAACACAAGAGCAAGTTCGTGACGTAAGAAAACGATTTGCTGAAGGTGAATGGGGTATAGGCACGATATTAGCAAAAGAATACAATGTAAGTACGTATGTAATATACGCAACAGTAAGCAACAGACTTTATAAGGAACTACCAGATGAAACTTGATTCAACGACAGAACGATACTACAAACTCAGAAACTCGCTAATAGCGTTAGTATTCTGGAACATTATAATTATAGATATAGCACTAATATGGAGAGCATTTAATGGATAATAAATTAGAACAAGCAGTAGAACGTGCCGCAGAGAAACAAGAAAAACTAGAATGGTGGCAGTCTAAAAAGCCAGAAAGTGAATGGGAGTACGATACATACTTTGATCAACCAGCACCAGGTTTGGTGCTACAAGAGCGTGTAACATATAAAAGACGTGATGATGGTAAGATTGAGCGTGAGACAATCGCAAGACGTTTTTACGGTAATAATGACTATCAAGATTCAACGACAGCGGAAATACTATGAGACGGATTTACATTCTTGGGTATATCAATACAGAACAATATAAAAAGCGTAAACCAATACAAGCATCCGTAGCAGATTGGTGGCAACGTAGGGGGTATGAAGTTCACGTACTAGATTCTGTATTCACGCTTGAAGAGTATAATGAATTTATGCCACCAAATACGGTAAGACATTGCAAGTCTAAATTCAAGCATATTTGTTATGCAAGAAACTTTGCAATAGAACATGCAACAAAAGATGGCGTAGATGACTTTATTGCTATTGCAGATAACGATTGCACACTAAGAGATATGAGCGACTATGATTTAGATGTAAATGATTTACTTACATCAATGCATACAAGTGATGCAGAAATCATATTTGCTTCGCCGCCAACAAGTTTCATTAAAGAGTTCTTTGCTACAAACGAACACTCAAACACACATTTAGTTTTATCTAACGAGAACACATTTAAGGGTTCGTTGTTATGGGTTCATACTAAAACTAAACATCGCTTCGATACTTGGTATGATCAACCATATAAACAGTTCAAGATAACACCAGGTGAAGACGGTGACTTTGGATTACGAGCAAAGATGAATAAGATCAAAGTTAGAGTAGCAAAGCAACTTATTCAACACGAACATGGTGGCATCGGTGCTTCTACTTGGTGTCCCAATACACACGAAAGAAGTTCTACTCCGAGTGCCGTTTATGCTAGACTAAATTATACACGAAGTGAAATATTTAATAAAAACTACAATCATCAGTTCGGTAAGCGTGATTTGATTAAACTTCCAAATGTTTATTTGCCAGCAGATAAACTTTTTGACTAAATATATGTAGATCAGAACGATAAGCGTTCTTGGTTATTGTTTATGTTATAAAAAAAGAGCAGTCATTGACTGCTCTTTTGTTGTCAAGTCTTTTTTAGATTTAGTATTGTTCTTCATACTTTTTCATAAGTTTTGTCATTTCTTGCAGTGTGTCACGCATTGCGTAAAGACTTTCTGCGTCCAATATATGACTGTCAGTGCAAATCATCAAGAATCTATGATTTATTTTTTCGAATTCATCGAATGCGTTGTCAACCTCTGTGTGAATGTTAGACATTTTTTATCTCCTATAATGTCGTTTCGTTGTTTATCTGCTGGAATTTAATCTCGTCTAGTAGATGACTGTTGCATTCTGCAAGTGCTTCAAACACTTCAACATCAATTGTTTCACCGTCGATACGTGCTTCAATCACGTTCATACGCATCATGTCTGCCAGCATTTTGTCGCTTTCTATTGATAATTGTGTTTGTTCTTTTTCTGATGTTTTTACTTCTGTATAAGACATTTTAGTTCTCCGTTTTTTTTTGATGTGATAAGCGAATCATTCGCTATCTACTCTTATAATCTAGCAGATGATTCTGCTGTTGTCAAGTCTTTTATTCAAGTGTTTTCTTTGATTAAAGTTACTGCAAGAAATTCTTCTTGCCCATCTAATGTTTCTAATTCGACTTTATCAAACGTGCCTTCATGTTGAAACACTAATAGTTCTTCTAATGTCACAATCTGATTAGTTGATAGTGAAGTCAATGATGGTTCTGTTACGATATATTTTCTAGACATTTGTTTCTCTTTCGAAGTTAATGATAACGAATCATTCGCTATCTACTCTTATAATGTAGCAGATGATTCTGCTGTTGTCAAGTGTTTTTATCACTATTTGAATAAGCATAAATAACTATGTTAACACAAGAAAATTTTCTGGAGAACAATAATGGCAGTCCATGACATTACTATTGAGCAAGGGGCAACCTTTGCAAAAACTCTTACAATCAAAGATGATTCAGACGTAGCGATAAATGTTTCGACGGATACATTTCGTGGTCAAGTAAGAAAAAAACACACATCAACAGACATTGAAGCAACATTCACATGCACAGTTACAGACGGTGCAAATGGCATTGTAGCTTGGTCACTAACAGATACACAAACAGCCGCTATGGGTAATGGTCGTTTTGTTTATGACTTAGAATGGGTCAAAGCAGACGGCAACGTAGTACGATTGCTAGAAGGCGTAGCAGACACAACGCCAGAGGTAACAAGATAATGACTAAAGTAACGATTGACGAAATTACATACTCAGTAACAGTTGCGGAAGAAAACGTCAACGTTACAGTTGCAGACGCAACAGAAACAATTCAAATTCAAATCGCTAGTGGAGCTTCTGATACACAAGTTATTTCTTCGGGAGGAGGGAATTCACTTGTTGTTGGTTCTACAGGCGGACTCACCACGCTGAAGTCGTTGTCAGCTGGTGATAATGTGACCTTCAGTGATGACGGTAATACAATTACTATCTCTTCTACGGAAGATGATCTGTCTAATAATACAACAGACGATCTCGCTGAAGGCACAACTAATTTATACTTCTCAGATGCACGTGTAGATACTGCATTAGGTTCAGTAACTGGTCATATCATTCCAAGTCAAACAGACACATATGATTTAGGATCACCTACAAATGTTTGGAGAGATTTATATCTTGGACCAAACTCTCTTTATGTAGATGGACAGCAAATTGTAAGTTCAGATGAAGGCACAATTGATATCACTACAGATGCAGGTCAAAACTTGCGTATTTCATCAGGTGGGACATTAGACTTAGATTCAACTGGTGATGTTACTAGATTACTTGACCCATCAATTACACTAGGTAATGGTAGTAGCACAGTAAACATCTCAGGCACTCTACAATCACCAACTACACACATCGGCGAACTAGAGCTAAGTGAGACACTATTCAATTCAACAACACCAAATCAAAATTTAGAGATTAGAACAAACGGAACAAGTTACATTCATGCTAATACAGCAGACTTTTATGTTGGTCCATTAACTGGTGCTGTTAAGATTGATGAAAACTCTATCTCTACAACAGACGCAACACAACTAATAATCGAAGGCTTTACTAATTCAGCAGATATGACAACTGCAATTAATACAGCAGAAACGAATGCAAATGACTACACAGACACAAGAGAAATTGCGATTACAAGCGCATACCAAACTTATGCTGATCAGGCTGAAGCAGATGCGATCACAACAAGTAATTCTTATGCCGATACTGCTATATCAAATCTAGTAGATTCTGCACCAGCGACACTAGACACACTAAACGAATTAGCGGCGGCACTGGGGGACGATGCAAACTTTAGTACTACAGTAACAAATTCAATTGCAACTAAATGGACACAAGACAACACTAAAATCTCAAATTGGGATACAGCGTATTCTTGGGGCGATCATTCACTAGAAGGTTACTTAACATCATATACTGAAACTGATCCAGTGTTTACAGCAAGTCCTGCAAATGGTATTACAGCTACAAATATTTCAAATTGGAATACTGCATACGGTTGGGGTGATCATTCAACTGAAGGTTACATCACAGATTATACAGTAACAGAATCAGACGTAACTGCACATCAAGCCGCATTGAGCATCACAGAGAGCCAAATTAGCGATCTAACGCACTATACAGATGCAGATGCACGAACAGCAGTCTCACTTACAACATCAAACGCAAATGAACTATCATACGATAATACAACAGGCGTATTCACATATGTAAGTCCATCAACAGTAGCGGCAACAGGTCAAGTAGTATTTGACGTAAGAAACGCAAGTGGTGTAGATATCGCACGTGGGGATGCAGTATATATTGCAGGTCATAGTGGTGGTAAAGTTCTTGTAGCAAAAGCAGATGCAAATGCAACAGGAGAACATCCTGCGTTTGGTCTTGCAAATAGTGCAATGACTAACAATTCAGACGGCACAGTACTAACACACGGTGAAATGTTAAACGTAGATACATCAGCATTCGCAGTTGGTGATACATTATATCTAAGTGAAACAGCAGGCGAACTAACAGCAACAAGACCATCATCATCAGCAACAGCAGTTCAGAATATTGGTAAAGTAGCACGTTCAGATAACAATAATGGTATCATTATCGTAGCAGGTTCAGGACGTGAAAACGATGTTCCAAACTTGGCAAGTGGCACAGTATTCATTGGTAATGGAACTGGTTACGATAAGAGAGCATTAACAACAGCAGATGTAAGTGAAGGTGCAAATCTTTATTATACAGATGCACGTGTTCAATCAGTTATCGATACTAATACAGCAGGGTTCATTACAACATATGACCCAACTGAAGCAGATATCACAGAACATCAAGCGGCTCTATCTATCACAGAGAGTCAAATTTCTGACTTAACACATTATACAAATGCACAAGCAATCTCAGCAGTTCAAGGCGAAGCAACATTAGACTTAACTGGTGATGTAACAATCGCACAAGACTTAGATGTAACTGGTCTAATCAAAGTAAATGATGGCTTCACACTAAGTTCATTCGATCCATATGGACCAGCAGGTCTTCCATCAACAGCAATGCCGACGACTATTATGGGTATCGGACAAGAAGAAGGTTGGGCAGGTCTAACTGTTCGTTCTCGTGGCGAACACGATTGGGGATTAAGTGGGTTTGGTATTCCTGCTGAAAGACCAAGAGCATTACTTACATTAAGTGGTGGTAGATTAGATGGTTCAAGTGACGATTACTTAAACACTAATGATAACTTTGGTTCTATTCTATTCAACCCATACTCTGGTTACAAGACAGGAACAGAATGGTTAACACCATCAGCATACGTTGAAGCAATAGCAACAGAAGACCATTCATCAAGTGGTATGGGAACAAAACTTACAATCTCAACAACAGAGAATGGTAATCAAGCAGGTGCAACCGATCCTCAACATACTAATGCAACTATTGAGATTCAAGGCACAACAATCTCAACATCGGACACACTAAGACTTGACGATGATGTAGAGATTACAGGGACACTTACAGTAGAAGGTTCAGCATCAACTAAATCAACTATTATCGGTGATTACACATCAGCAGGTTATGACTTCCACGGAATGAAACTCGATGGTGGTGATACAGCGTGGGCTGGGATTGTATTCAAGGAGTTTGATGGTGCAAACAAACCGATTGCGAACTTCACAAACCCAGGATTCCAAACAGAAGTATTTGGTGGCACACCAAGTTCTCCTGCTCCGCTTGGTAGCGATAGGCGTCTTTTAGCAATCAACGGTTCTGCTGGCTATGATAATACAACAACAGCGCCTCCAATCTCTAATGTTAGAATGATCGGTGTCACAACAGAAACACAATCTACATCAGCACGTGGTGCAAAGTGGCAACTATTCACAACACCAAATGGCGGAACTTCTCCACAGAATACATTAGAAGTACGAAATGGTGATACAATCGTTATCAACGCAGATGGTGATGGTAAGATTACAACTGGTGGCGACTTAATCTTAGATGATGATGTAGAAGTAACTGGCACATTAGATGTAGATGGTAACACAACTCTTAATGGCAATGTAACATTAGGCGATGCAAACACAGATGTTGTTACATCAACAGGTAAACTAAAAGCATCAAATGGATTTAACTTCACTGTATTAGACACTGCAACAGCAAATTACTTAGGTAGTGTTCTACAAATTGTTGAAACAGGAGATGCCGCATACATTAGTGACGGTGACAGTGGCAGCCCTTGTATTGGGGTCTGGTCAGGATCATCGTGGAAGAGAATAGCATTAGGTTCAGATATTAGTTCATCATAAGGATAATAAAAATGCAAGAGTTAAAAAAGAATGTAGTAGAAATTAATAATACAGCACATGAAAACAAAGTTGATATTGAACTTATAAAGCACGATATTAAATCGATTAGAACCGAAACTAACATTCATAATAAACAAACCGAAAAAGACTTTGCATTAATACACAAGAAGATAGACAAGATAGACACAAGATTATGGGCAGTAGCTGCCCTAATCATCGCAACAACATTCGGTAAATTACTTGCTGATTTGTTTATGACTTAACCAAGTATAAAGGGGAAGACTCGATGGACGAGGAAAAGAAAAAGGTTGGAAGACCAAAGATAGAAATAGATGAAGACTTACTACTAAAACTAGCAACGATTCATTGCACGATGAAAGAAATGGTTGATATTCTAGGTGTATCAGAAGACACACTGAAACGAAATTTTGCGGGGATTATCGACAAAGGTAAAGCAAGTGGAAAAATGAGACTAAGACGCAAACAAATGGAAGTAGCACTAGAAGGTAATCCTACCCTTTTAATCTTTTTGGGGAAAGCAATGCTTGGTCAAAGTGATAACCCACTTAACAGCGATGACAAGAAAATACTACCATGGAGCGATGACGTTTAATGCCACTTAATACTGCACAAAAAACACTAGCAAGCTCAGATGCACGTTTTCGTGTATTCGTAGCAGGAAGACGTTGTGGTAAAACGTTTTTTGCTATTAGAGAGTTAGCTAGATTTGCAAGACACCCAGATAAGAATATCTGGTATGTTGCACCAACGTATTCTATGGCAAAGAATATCGTATGGGATGATTTGTGTGGTAGAATGACAGAACTAGGATGGGCAGAAAAGATTAATCAAAATGAATTAAGTATTCGTTTAATCAATGGCTCAAAGATATCACTTAAAGGTGCAGATAGATTTGATACTCTACGTGGTTCAGGTGTAGACTTTCTAGTAATGGACGAATTTGCAGATATGAAACGTGAAGCATGGGAAACAGTATTACGCCCAACACTATCAGCACAGAAGCCACCAGGTTCGGCACTATTCTGTGGAACTCCTAAAGGTTTTAACCACTTTAAGGACTTGTATGATCGTGGTCAAAGCGAAGACAAGCAGTGGGAAAGTTTTCAGTTCACAACATTAGAAGGCGGTAATGTGCCAGAAGAAGAAATAGAACGTGCAAAAGCAGATATGGACAAACGACAATATGAACAAGAATATCTAGCCAGCTGGATAAATTTTACTGGACAAATCTATTTTGCGTTTGACCGTAAAAAGCACATAGAGAAAAAAGAGTTTGATCCTAATGCACCGATACACATTGGAGTGGATTTTAACATTGATCCAATGTCAGCATCAATCTGTCAAATAATTGACGGCAAGCTACATCAGTTCGATGAACTATCCATATATGGTAGTAACACAGAAGAACTATGCACAGAGATTATGAACCGTTATGATAGAAACAAAGTTACTTGCTACCCAGATCCTGCAGGAAATCAAAGAAAAACATCAGCAAACGGCAAAACAGACATTACTATTCTACAACAGTATTTCAGAGTAGAAGCAAAGAGAAAACACGATCCAGTAAGAGACCGTATAAATGCAGTAAATACACTTATGGAAAGTGCAGACGGCACAGTTCGGTTCTCAATTGATCCGAAGTGTATGAATTCGATTAGATGCTTAGAGCGTCAAATCTATAAAACGGGAACTTCAATCCCAGATAAAGACGGTGGGTTCGACCATCAAAACGATTCACTTGGTTATCTAGTAGCACATCTTGCGCCAATTAAGAAACCAGTAAGAGCGACAGAGAAACCAAAACGATTTACACATATGTAAGGAAAACAGCACAATGAATTATGATGATATTGTAAACAAACACGAACAATACAAAAAGAATATCTACCGTTGGAAATATTATTACGATAGTTACTATGGTGGTCAAGACTACCAACAAGGTCAGTATTTAAGAAAATACTTACAAGAAGAAGATGATGGCTACAATGAATATGGTAAGCGTATTATGAACACGCCACTCGACAACCATTGTCGTTCAGTAGTAGACACTTACACTAGTTTCATCTGGCGTAATTCACCACAACGAGAGTTTGGTTCATTAGCAGACAATCCTGCACTAGAGTTATTTCTTAAAGATGCAGATTTAGAAGGTCGTTCTTTTGACGCTGTTATGCGTGAAGCAACTACACTTGCAAATGTTTATGGTCACGTGCTGTTGATCTTAGACAAACCCGCAAGTGAAGCAAACACACTAGCAGAAGAACTTGCAGAAGGTATTAGACCATATTTGGTAACTATCACACCAGATAACATTGTAGATTGGGAATGGGAACGTATGCGTAATGGACGTTATGCAGTTACTATGTTGAAAATCAAAGAGTACGAAGATGAAGAAAAATGTATCTATCGTGTTTGGGAACGTGATCGTGTAACAGTGTATGAAGTAGATGAAGACAATTCAGAACACACAGTTATCGAACAGTATGAAAATCAAATGGGTCACATACCAGCATCATTCTTGTATGGTCAAAGATCACATGAGCGTGGTATCGGTATTTCACAAATCGCAGATATCGCAGATATGAACCGTGCCATATACAATGAACTTTCGGAACTAGAACAAGTTATTCGTATTTCAAACCATCCTACATTAGTAATGACAGAAGGTGTTGATGCAAGTGCAGGTGCAGGTTCTACTATTGTAATTGAAGACACAGACATTGATCCATCATTGAAACCATATTTGCTACAACCTAGTTCGCAGTCTATTGGTTCAATCATCGAGTCAGTTGGCACAAAGATTGACATGATTGATCGTATGGCTAACTTATCATCAATGCGTTCTACATCAAAAGCAACTGCATCTGGTGTATCGCTAAAGATTGAGCGTGAACTACTAAACGTGAAACTTGCACAAATCGCAGACAACTTAGAAATCTGTGAAGAACATATCTTTAAACACTTTGGTCACTTCTACGATGTTGACTACGATGGCGTGATTGATTACCCAGATAATTTTGATATGACTGATACATATACAGAACTAGACTTCTTGTTAAAAGCATCAGCCGCACCAGTAAGTTCAGCACAATACCAAACAGAGATTGCAAAACAGATTGCAAGAATTGTAGTAGAAGATGAAGAACAAATGGACGCAATCGTAAAAGAAATTGAAAACGGGTCACAAGCACCAGAATTTGGAACAAACTTAGATGTCGGAACAGATACACAAACAGATACTTGATGATATTATGGATGACTTTGACGCTAAGTTAGAGTCATCTAGTAAGGTCTTAGAGAACACAATAACAAAGCGTATTCTAGCAACAACCACAGTTGACGAATTGTTAGAACTACGATTAGAAATCGATAGAGACTTTCAGTCAATAGTACTCGATTCTATCCGTGAGTTCATGCCAGAACTAGACACAATCGCACGTGACACGATAGCTAATACTCCCGGTGAAGTTACACCAACTGATAATCGTGTTGCTGGCGAACTTAAAGCACAAGCATATGAGCGCCTACAAGAGCAAGTAAATACTGCTAAGTCAAACGTTCATACAGAGATAGTAGTAGGTGCATTAGGTGGTTATGCTCTCACAGCAGTCGCACAGAACGCCTCACACGCTATCAACGGCTTCTTTATCACATCATCATCTGTGGAGACAACAAGATTACAAAACAAAATAAAACGATTGAGGGCAGCAGGAGAAAACAAAAGCGAAGAAATAAACAGCTTGATGCGTCAACTCCGAAAACAGTTTCAAAACGTATCGGTGGGCGGAGGTATGTATCAGAGCGTATCAGCGGAAGCACACGACATGGTGATGGACTTTGATGGTGTATTCACTATCCATCGTGCAAGACAAGCTGGTCTAAAACGCTTTAAGTATAGTGGAACCTTAATTGCTAATAGTAGAGATTTCTGTATTAGACATGTTGGTGAGACATACACAGAAGAAGAGATTAGAAGAATATGGTCAAGTGAATCTTGGTCAGGCAAACGAGCGGGTGATCCGTTCGTTGTTCGTGGTGGCGAAAGATGTCGTCACTTTTTCATTCCAGTGGAGTAATACAATGGCTTATTCAAAAAAGACTAAGAAGAAAAAAGGCAAAAAAAAGAGCTACTAGAGAATCAGCACTCTAGTAACTCTTAAAACATCAGGCGCTAATTGAAACTATGACGAAAACAATTAGCAGGAGAAACTGATGTTGTTACGCTGTCTCCTCAACTTCATAGTTCATCATTTTGCCGTACTCAACCAAATACTTTGATAATTGGTCTGGTGCTAGATTAGGATAGGTCTTTACCAAATGTTGTATATAAGCAACCATATCTTGTTGTATTTCAGTGGTTATGTTTTTGATCATCAAGTCCATTACGCTGTCTCCGTTTTTTTGATGTGATAAGCGAATCATTCGCTATCTACTCTATGACAGTAGCACGAGAACGCACTACTGTCAAGTGTTATTTTATGTGCGATAATCACACTGTGCGATTGATTGTAAACTCTGCGTATTTTTTCACAATTTTCATAACTGCTGAACGCAAAGTGTTTTTGTTCGTAATATTTTTATTACGAAACTCTATTAGAGTCTCACGAATTTCATCTGAAAGACTTTCTACTGATGTGTTAAACACAATGTATTTTGTGTCAGCATAATTTGTAAAATACAATGTCTGAGCAGGTGAAAGTTCTATTGAGCGAATAGCACAAAAAATTGTGGGAGTTTCAAATTCAAACGGAAGATCGATTTCTTGAGTTTTTAAGTTTTTCATTTTCATTTTGTTTATCTTTCGAAGTTATTGATAACGAATCATTCGCTATCTACTCTTATAATGTAGCAGATGATTCTGCTGTTGTCAAGTGTTATTTTACGCTATCTCCTCTGCAAAACGAACATTATAATAAAGGAACTCTTGATGTCCATTATCAAAAGGTTCATCATATGATGGGTCAGTGCCATCAAAATAATCTTCTACTATTAGTTTGAATACTTCAAAAGATTCACTACAAACCAAACCATCTGCCCAACCACCATTATTGAAAGCATATTTTCTTACACGCTCATACAATGCTGGATTATTAATAATAGTGTTGTAAAATGATTCTAATGTATGTCCATAATATTTCATTACGCTGTCTCCTCTACAATAGCTTCTTCCAATTCATAACCTGCTTGATACAACCGTTCTTGGAAGCTCATAAAGTCATATTCATTGCCCATCTGTGATTGACAATAATCTGCAATAATCTCTGGGTCGGTAATAACAACATCATTTTCTTCTTGTGTTGTATAACAATTTAGAGATGTGACACGCATTGTTTTGTTTGCGTGGTAATTGTAAAAGGTGTTTGACATAGTGATTCTCTTTTCTGTTTAACTTATACATTCTTTATAAAGTGATTCGTTACATTTGTCAAGTCTTTTATGCGGCTTCTTCTTGCATTTCGTCTGCGAATTTGCTTAAAATTGCAAGACAAAGCATTTTGTGTTGATTTGATGTTGGTGTAATTGGTGCATATGATATTACATCAGCATCACTTTTGTTTAACGGTATAAGACCTGCATTTGGAATATAGTTGAATGCTTGATCTTTGAAGATACCTTTTTTCTTCTTGTGCTTCTTGTAGTGCATAATGTTTTCATACGTTAGATCATCACTATTTTTCTTGTCTTCGATAAAACCTACAATTTTAGATTTTTTCTCAGGCATAGTAACATCTACTAAAAGCCCATTATGTTCAACAATACTGTGATGATTGTAAAGATACCCAAAATCACACTTGATGATTAGAAAACCTCGAATAACACGAGCATTGAATAGTTCCGCAAACACTGCACAGTTATCGTGACACGCTTTATTTGGCAAGATATGTAGCGGTTCTGGCTTAACAACAACTGTGTTGTTAAACATTGCTTTGTGAAGTTCTTTTGAAGTGAATTTTGCAGACATTTGATTCTCCTTTGTCTCTAACTTATACATTCTTTATAAAGTGATTCGTACTGAATGTCAAGCGTTATTTGATCGAATTTATCATTATTTTTAAAAGCATAAATAAGTATATAACACTCGTATAAGACCGAGGCAACACTCTAATGGAGGCAACAAATGACTGATGAAGATCAGGTAAATGATGTAACTGAGACATCTGAAAATAATTCTCTGGATAGCAATGAAAATCGTGGTTTCTCACAAGATGAAGTCAAT